ATTTAAGAGTTGAACAGGCATTTACTGAAAGACAACTTAAAGGTTTTAATAGAAATAGTTATGAGTTTAAAGCTAAAGAACAAGAGTTAATGCAAATAACTAACAATCAATCTTTAGAGTTAAGATTAATGCAATCACAAACTGATAAAATAATAAACCAAATAAAAAATACTTGTTTGTTTAAACTTGGTAAAAAACACATAATGGTTTGGGATGGTATTAATGATGGCCAAACACTTCAACAACTTGCAGATAAATTAAATGTATCAAGAGAAAGGGTAAGGCAAATGTATGAGTACTCACAAAGAAAAGTAAAACAATCATTGTTAGCAAGAAAAAGTAATTTATTAAATGCTGGTTTAAAACAAGTTTATCCAAAAGTAGATTTGCAATAATTACTTATACCAATACTTATCGTAGTTCTCTTTATTATAAGGAACTACATCCCACTCAATTTTTTTCTTAATACTTTTACCAGCAAACTCCCTAGCATCTTTTTCTAGAGAAAATATATTATTACTAAAAGTAGTAAATTTATCTTTAGGTTTCCAAATTACAAACCACATAAAAGAAAAGGGGGCAACAAAAGCCGCCCCCATTTTATCACATACAACATACAATATAGGTGGTTACAAAGCACCTATAAGGTTTATTCACTGCCATATACTTTAGTTCATCCCAGTAACTAAAAGAGGTAATTTAGGATTATCTGAGGGTGATACAGCTTGACCCTCAAATTCTAGAAGTTGTTCAACAGGCACATTTAAAAACTTACTTACTTGCATAAGCCTATATGCGCTTAAACCATTTTGACCTTTTTCATATTTGCCTATTTGTTGAAATGCTATTTTTAAAGCATTGGCCATTTCGGTCTGTGTGCAAAATTTTTTAATGTAATAAGCATTCTTATTACCATTGGGGTCTATATTATATTGGCAGACTACTCTGTTAATTCTGGCATTTTTTAAATTTTTTCCAACAGCAATATTGATTGCTTTTTCCTCAGGTGTTGTAGTTCTTGGTTTGTAAAATCTTGTTTTCATTTCTCTCCTTTTGTTTTGGCAGACAAGTAGCCTAGAGTTTTTTACAACTTTTAAGTTAAATAAGTTTTATGGCGAATACATAAACTTGGCATCTGCATTTTCTACCAAGCATATTTGCCTAAAAGTCTTTACATACTTTTTGAAAGCCACCGATGAATGCACACACTGTCTATTTTTTTTACCCTTACTAGGTTTCATAATTTCAGCATGGTATTTATCAAGCTTAGCATATCGTCTTGTAAGACTATTACTTTTACTTAAAGCCATTACCTTAGGTCTCCTTGTTGCTTATTAATTTAATTCTAGATTTATCTTTTTTTAAATCTAAAACTTTAACCTCAGCATTATCACTGGGGCTATTTGATTTTGCCGCAATCTCAGCATTATCAAATTCTTCATCAACTTTAATACTAACTTCATAAAAACTTTCTTTAATAACTCTGCTCATCTTCTTAAATCCATAGCTGAGTATTCTTTGTTATAAAGTAGTGTAGGTATTGAATCTGTTTGTGAGTCAGTTAATCTAATTTTTCTATGTGCTGACCCACCTTTAGAAATTAAATTTAACTTAAATAGTTCAGCAACTATTGCACCAGCTCTAGCCCTACTGAACTTAAATTTAATAGCAATCTCTTTGTAAGTTGGGCTGTATCTATGTTGTTTAATAAAAGTGCTAATGTATTTTAAAACATCGTACTTAATTTTGCTTAAATATATATGCCCATTGTTTTTTAACTTCATGTCTTATCCTTGAATAAATTTGTTATGTTTGGTTTTGAAACATAATCAGGTGCTTTTTGTTTTGGGCTGTCCAGGCCTTGCAAGTTAAGCTCTAATTTATTTAGATACCAACCAGCTTTCCTTACATCCATTAAACAAGCCTCAACTGTGCTTTCATGTTTTGCGCCAAACCTCATTGTGTATTTCAAAATTTGTGACCTTAGGAAACCAACCACCTCTAAAGGAGATAGTTGGCTTACTATTGCATCATAAGTCTGAATACTTTTTTTATAGTGGTCAGGATTAATTTGTTCAGCCATTAAAAGGGTGCATCTTCCTTAGCAACTATATCGCTAATTTTTAAAGATATATCTGGCTGGGTATCTTTAGTTTTTTCTGTATTTAGCCAGGCCGCTAAATTTTTTTTAACACCACCAATTTGTATGTTGCCTTGATAGTGAGGATACTTACCACCAGGCTTATCTGTTTCTCTTGGTTGTCTTTTCCACATAGCCCCAGAATTATCGTAATTATTATCTGCCATTGTTTGTCCTTTTTATTTGATTAGTTTGTATTTGTGATTTTAGTTTGTTGTATATAGTTTCAACTCTCATAGATTCTACTGGGTCTAATTGAATTGCTTGTAACTCTGTTTTATACTCAGCCCTAATTGGCTCAAGGTTTCTTTCAAAATTGTTTTGTGATTTTGAAACACTGGCCGCTGTTTTTAATTGGCCAATCCAACTATCAGCTAAAGTTTTTACATCTTTCTTAATCGCTTTTGGTTGAACAGATTCTTTAGCAATTTCCATTACTGCCTCAAATGGTATAGCATCTTTGCCATCATCATTATCTAAACCAGTTTTTAAATTTAAAGCATTTAGGAAAGCATATTTTTTAGCATAACTCATACCATTGCCTGTACCGAATTTGTCAATTTTGCCCATTGCTGAGCAACCATTTATTTCTACAAAGCTTGTGGGATCTGTAATATCAAAAATTTTCATATTACAATAAACCATTACATAGTTTTCTTTTAAGTCATTTACATAAGTACATATTGGATAAAGCTCATTGTTAAGCAAAGCTTTCATTGCTACCTTTTGAACTTCATCATGCTGTAAAGGATTGAAGTGCATTCCAGGTACTTTTTGACCTTTAACTACACCACCAGCCTCACTAGATGCTTTATGAAGTTTTTGGTAAATATTAGTTTTCATTTGTTACTCCCTCAGGTTGTTGTGATTTTTTAATGTTATTTAATTCTAAACTTAGTTCGCCATTTAATTTTTGATGGCCTTTATCTACTTCTTCTAATCTTGTTATCTCACTGCCAAGTCTTTCAATTTCTTTATCTTGCGCTAACAGCTTGGCATTTTTTAAAACTAATTTTTCAATTAAGTCGTCATTTGATAAAGTTTTATAATGGTCAATAAGTTCTTTGAAATTACTCATAACAAGCCCTAAACCTTTCTATGATATTTGAATCAATACCTTTCCACCAAAAACCATTTTTTCTAATTTCACTAAAGTCAGGTCGGCAAAGCATAGCTAAAACTTTCATATTGCCATCAGCTAACTCTAACTTTTTTTCCCAGCATTTTTGGTAAGTAATAAGTTCATCATAATAATATTCTAAATTTTCTTTTCTTAACTCAACACAATTTTCCTCAGTAAAAACAATTCTATCACTATCACTAGCATAAGTTAAAAATGGTTTATGTTTTGGTATTAGTTTTGAGTACAGCGCAATTTGTAGGCAGTCACTATGAAATGGAACTTTTGGACATTTTCTTTTTGAATAACTAAACCCAGCTTTTGTTTTGGTTAGTGTTCCAAATACATTTTTAATATCGCCAAAATGTGTCTTACCTACCAGGTCAACATAAGCTAAAAAATATGTAGCTATACCTTTTGCCCAATATGTATATTCAAGTTCAGCATCCCATTTTTGCTTACCCACTTCATCTATATTTTTTATATGGTTATCAACCAGTGGCTCTAAATTTTCTATAATATGACCAAACTTTATTTCATCTTTTGTATCTACTGGCTCATATTGGTCTATCTTATTTTTAATAATAGCAAATGCCTCAGCAAAAGTTTTGTCCTGGCACTTCATAGCCTGGATTATTTCATGGCTTATTGTACCGCCAGTAAATGAGCAGTTAGTAGGTAGGTTAGCTTTTTCTTTTTTTGAAATTAAAATGTAGTTTCTGAATCTAATATCGTCAGGTATGGTGTTTTGGCTTTTACTTGTGTGTGTAAGACCAAATTTTTTGTAACAATCGCCAACTATATTGATTCGGTTGTCCATAACTGAACTTATACACCATGTATAGTTCAGTGCAACCTAATTAGCACTCAATGTTAAATGTTAATAATCCCAATAATTAGGAAAGTTTGAAGCCTCAACCCTAGAGCTCCACAATAAATTTATATCTTCTACTAATGGTTGGATTGTTTTGCCAGTTGAAACAGATTTATCTAAAATATCATAACGACCATTACTTCTAGGCTCTATGTAACCAATCCAAATTATTTTAGATTTTTTATCTTGTGCCAGACCAAATCTATTATCAGCACCAGGATATATAGTTTTTCTAGGTTTAAATAACCTAATCATACCGCTAGAAATAGCATTTTTAGTAGTAATTGCTTGATATCCAGCATACCTGGTAGGCACTGCAATTTTTTTTATTTCGTTTTTTTTATATAAACCAATTTGTGCATTACCATAACTTGCACCCACAATATTGACATAATTAGTTTTACCTAAGAAAAAATTTTGCGCTAAAGTGTAGTCACCATTTTGTAAAAATTTATTAAAATAATCTGATAGCTGTTGTGCTAATTGTAATATGTCAAAATAATGTGGGGAATCAACTGGTTTATTAATTAACCTGGAAATTTTAACCCTCATATTTGCCTGGTCTTTTTTAGGGTAAGTATCTTTTATAAAATCGTCAGTTGTTTTGTTGTATTTATTTTTTAAAAAATTTAGGCCATCTTTCCTAAACATATTGGCTTTATTATCCATGTGTTATTCTTAGATTGACTTAATATATAAAGCAAGTCAATTGTTATGGTTATTAAATCCTTATTTTAAGCCATTTTATTCACACACATTTATATAGTTATTGCTCAGTGCTACATAATGTAATACTCAGTATTAATTGAGTTGAATCGGATGAAATTAGAAAAAATAAAATATAAAAATTTTAAAGCCACTGTTACTACAATGAGTAGGAAGACTGCAACGCAACATGGCCTATATGGTTTTTACACACCGAACAATAATACAATTGTTATACAAAAAGATTTAAACAAAAGAGATTATTTAGATACTTTAATACATGAAATATTTCATTTTGTAGCAGATAAGTCAGGCATTAAATTTAGAAACTTAGGTGAAGAGGGTGTAGCAAAGTTTGTTGGCTCAGAATTTTCTAAAATTTTAATACAAAATCCTAAATTAGTTAATGTAATTAAATGGTGCGCTAAACCATGAGTCTATTTTTTTTAATACTTGGTGTAGTTACAGCTGATGTAAATCCAGCAATGCACTTAATAAAAATTCCGATAACACAAGGTGTAAAAAATATAACTTGTGAACAGGCTTTTAAAAATAAAACAGTGTGGAAAGAAAACCCTAATTACAAAGAGGGCAATGGTGAGGTTTGGGGTTATTACACTTATAAAGATAAGCCAGTTTTTTTACATTATTGTAAAGACAAGAAAGGTAACTGGGTTAGATGAGAAGTTTAATAGAAAGTTTTATAGATGTAACAAGTGGCCTAATATTAGCAGTATTAATACAGCTATATATATTTCCATTTTTTAATTTACACCCCAACATTTTAGAAAGCTTTCAAATAGCATTAATATTTACTGGTGTATCAATACTAAGGTCATGGTGTTGGCGGTTATTTTTTAAAAGGAAG